GCTAAACTCCATGACTTGTTGAGTAATAGGTGCTGCTGTAGCAGTTATGCCAAAGTTTGTAAAAGTAGCGCGAAAGCGATACTGTAGTTTGGGCATCAACAAACCTTGTTGAGGCTGTTGACTATTATCTAAGTCTGGTACGCTCATCCGTGTTAGCGAAGCTGTTGCCATTTGTTATTCTCCTAATATACTTTATTTATGGCGGCCTGCTGGGACAAAAATGTCCCAGCTTATTATGCCGACTGTTGTGATGCTATAGTACCAGTGTTTTGTATACGCATTGGTATGTAAATAAATTCCACTGCTTTAGTTGGTTCGATTGCAATATCAACAAATAACTCGTTAGCATCAATAGTAGCTGGAGTATTGTTAGATAAGTCACAAACAACCAGGTAGTCGTAAATGCCGCGTTGACTTACTAGCGCATTCATTAACGAAGTAACCTGCCCTGTAATTGCCGCACGAGTAATAGCATCGTTTGGTTCAAACAAATATTGATTGCCAATTCGTTCTACCTGGCCACGGAGGTATGCCACAAGGCGTGCCACATTAATACGATCCAATGCTGTAGCATTTCCTTGTAATGTATGGTTACCAAAATTAGTAATACCTGTGCCAGGAATAAATGTAATTGGATTTACATCATGTTGGTATAGAACATCTCGCAGGTTTTGATTTACTGTAGTTGTAACAAAGCCACCAGTTTGCGCATTAATATATCCAATTTGTACAGCATTGTCTACTACACCGCGGCGTAGACCAGCAGGAGCAAACCATGGATAACTCACAGCATCGCTACGAATAATTGTACGGATCATCATGTGACTTGGTGGTTGCACCACTAAATTTCCACTTAGATCAGTTGTTGTACAACTTGGGTAGAATGCTGCCGCATATGCTTGGCCTGCTACCAAATTACCATCACCGGTTGCAACACCTAACCCGTTGTTGTCTGTGGCCCAAGTTACAATTTCATCTGGTGTTAAGCGTAACGGAGTATCGACCACAACAAATCCTGTGTCGCTACGATTGTCATTTACTGTTACCAAATTAGGTGCCAATTCTGGGTATTGTGGGCAGGCCAATAAATTAAACTGCACTTGATTTTCAAGTATTTGTGTATTGCTGTCAATGCCGGCTCTGAGTGCTTTTACAATAATAGCCCGCTGAGCTTGGCGACCCATGTAAGGACTACCATCAGCACGATTACCACTGGCTGTTACCCAAGTGCTGGTCTGATCAGGTAATACATCTGGACTAGGGAAAGAAGTAGCATTAAAGTAATCATACTCAAATGTTTTGACATTGAATCCCGAACGACGAGTATTCCATAGCAACATACCTTCGGGGTAAAGTGCAGGATTTGGCGCATCAAGATCCAAATAATTGCTAGTTAACAAACTCTTGATTGTTGGAATTGGATCAGATACAGGATTGGTTGTGCCGTTGGGCGCCCAACGAGCATCAGCAAACAGTATACCATTAATTGTGGTTTGGTCAGTATTGTTAATTTGCACCCACTGATCTTGGCCATTGACTGATTCCCAACGATAAACCAATGGATAATTTTCTAAATTGCCGGTATTGATCCATAAATCACCATACTGCAATGTACTTTGAGCTGCATCGGTTTGTGTAGTCGGTGCTGTAGCACTAAAAATTGGACCTGCGGCATTAGATAACCCTAAATCGTACCCACGAACATCGAGTGGACAATTTTGATATCCAACCCACGCACCGTTGTATTGAATCATGATGTCGGCAGTAGTGGCATCACTATAGTACCAGTAAGTGCCGCTGGCAGGATTTTGATCCGGTGCAGTGGCACTAGCTGTGTATGTAAATGTTGGATATGATGCCCAGTTACTTAATCTATATCCGTCAGTGGCATTGACTCCATTTGTATATGTAACGCCCACACTGTATGCAGTACCTGGGGTAGAATATGGAGTAAATCCTGCTGTAGCTACTGGAGTATGTGTTCCATCCAACAACAAAATATCGCCGCCAGTGGCATGGGTTAAAACTAATTCACCGCTAGAATTAACAGTTGCGCTGACATTTTGCACTTGTGCTTGACTTACTGCTGTTACAAAATCTGCAACGGTTGTACCATTAATTACTGCTGTGCCATACGCACTATACTGAGGAATTCCTGGTTCTGAGGCCAAAATAGTAAATGTTGAACCTGAAACAAAAGTTGGGTTACTATGAGTAGCGGCAATTATAGTTGCTCCTGTGGCATATCTTTCAAGTATTAAAAGTTGTGCAGATTCAAGATTTACAGATCTATCACTTGGATTATACGGATCAATATGTGCATAGGTTGTACCAACAGGAATATTAGCACCACCACCCGATGGGTCAAGTTGATAAATGGCCGCAGGATTGCTTTTATAAATTGGGCAAGATTGGGTTACAAAGTTTCCTAGTGTCGAATTGTATTTTTTAACAACCAAGTTTGCGCCATAGTTTACACTATTAGTTTGCTGAAATACCGAGCCAGTTGGGGCTGGCATGGTCTGATTCGCTCTCCATTTAGGAACTTGATAGTTAGTACCAAATTCATACTGAGGTGCATAATATTCACCAGCGGTAATTCCTAAATCTGTCAATACTGTACCAGTATCAGCAACAATGTAAACAACGCCACCATTATTTACAGATTCTACAATAGTTCCTCCAGCTACATAAGCTTCAGAAAAGGAGCTAGCATAAGATACGGTAGTGGTAGTACAAGCTGTAACAGTATAAAGACCGTTGTATCCGGCGCCAGTACTAGTTAATCCCGAAACAACAATGCTGTCTCCTACAATGTAAGGGGCAGTTGGCTGAGTTGCAAAAGTAAGTGTAGCTGTTGTGCCGTTACCTGTGGCTCCGGTGACCGAAACTGTGTCACCTTTGGCTGTACTATCAGCATAGATATTTAAGGCACCACCAATATTAGCTGCGTAAACTCCAATTGTGTTACATGCACTATTGATACTAGCTGCTATATATTGAACTGTGTTTTCGCCTGGTGTAGAAGAAACCGTGATGGTAACATTGTTAATTTTAAAAGAATTGGTAGCCGTTAATGTAGGATTAGAATTTGTCCCAATAACTGTAGGCCATGCTGTTTTCCATTCGTCACTACCTAACAATACCCAGGTATTATAAAGTTCATCAGCAGTCATGCCATCTTGTAACCAATTAGTCGCGGTTCCGTCCGTTGGGCCGCCACGCTTATAATAAATTGGGTTACTTAGGCTAGTAGCAACTACAGCATATTGTCCAATACTACCATAACTTGATAGCGGCACAGTTGAACTAGGTTCTAAATCTGCGGTAGTTGTAATAACCGACGGCACTTTGTTGGTAAATGCCGAATTAGTAATATTCCATTGATTAATGCCCCATGCAGAATTTGCAGTATCTAACCAAAAAGTATTATTGTTAGGAGCGCCAGTTGGGCGAGTTAAGCTGGCAGTTAGCGCAGCTAAATCAACATCTACCCGTTGAATATATGCTTGATTTGTTACTCCTAACGCCGAGTACGCAGCCAATAACCCGTATTCGTTCAGCTCGTATCCGTTAATAGGGGTGCCAGCTGTGGTATTGTAAAAGAACGGAACACCATATGTAGATAACAAATCGCGTTGACTGGTCATCAAATATAACTTATTAGCGTTGGTGGCCAAAGTACCAGGCGCAACGCCTGTGCCTGCGCCAGAAATTTTATTCTGCGCAGTAGCAATTAAAAAATATGGTATTGAGCCGGAAGCGGCTGGAGTATAATTACTTTGATCAATTACACTAACTTTTACACCAGGTGATAGTAAGGTCATAACAAAATCCTTTTTATTAATAAAGATATTTATCGGTTATGACAAAAACTCAGGCGTATAAGGACCCTACTTAGTAGGTTTTCCACGAAAAATAAGCTAAATATTTGCATGAGACCCATGTGTTTAGCCTGTAAACAACGATTTAGAGCTGTGGCGTATCATCGCAACAACAAGATTCAATATCGCCGACTTTGCGAATGGTGTATACGACGAAGTAAAAAAATCAAACCGGCCGACCCGCGTTGGCAAATAGCTGGCTATAAGAAAAAACCCACTTGCGATCGTTGTGATTTTAGAGCAAAGTATTCAGCACAGTTATTAGTGTATCATGTAGATGGCAATATGAACAATAGTGCCGTTCGTAATTTAAAAACTATTTGCCAAAATTGCGTAGTGGAGGTCAATAAGTCTACTCTGCCGTGGAAGGCTGGAGATTTAGCACCAGATCTTTGATTTGTCGATACAAGTTGTCTAACCCTTCTTGACTGTTATCTAATACTGCATCAAAATCAGTACCGATCCAGGCCCATTCACTAGGATGTATACCTAGCTGTTTTAACAGTTCCTGATCGGGTAAAATGCCGGCATTAGCACCCAACGCGGTTTCGTACCAGTCAGGATCAGACCCTCGGACCACACGAATAACGATACCGCCGGCATCTCTAACTGCCTTAATTTCGTTAGGAAAGCGTACATCCGTAATAACAATGTCGTTGTGCGCTTTAGATAGCTTGTGTTCAAGGCTAGCAATCCAGGTATCATCGTGGAATGCTTTACGAGCAACTTCTGTTCCCCATAATTGTAGAACCAGGCGTGGTGTTAGGTTAGGCATGTTTAAGCGTTTGGCCCACCATGGATCTACTTGTTCTCGCCAGGCTCTAGATTCTCGGGTGCGTCCTTCCAGTAGCTCACGATCCCACCCAAACACCGCAGCTACTGCATCTTTTAAAGTAGCGGCAAAACTATCACGCTTAAAGCCATAAATGTTTTGCAAGTAGTCAGCAATGGTATCTTTACCACTGCCTTGAAATCCAGCAATACCAATAATCATCTAATTTCCTTTACACCTAAATGTTTT